ACAACATGGCGGCTGAAGGATCGGCTGATCTCTGCGCCATCACGCTTGATGACCGTGGCTGTACGCACCTGAACGTGCTTGAAATCGCCTACGATCTCTATTTTGTCTTGTACTGTTTCTTCTGTTAGCATTTTTATCTCCTATGCTTGGACTGTCCGACCCAAAGCTATGCAGTGGGTTATGCGGTTGGCTTTATAACTACACGGGGTATGATCCTGAAATCTGAAAGTCTCTATTTGTTTGTGTGCTTAGAAGCTCAGAAATTGTAAGAGCCGCAGGCGATGTCATGCCAGAGGAATACTTTACAAGAATTATATGATCAGTTCCTGCAACTACATTTGCGGCTACATTATCTTCACCGCCATAACCAAGACTATTCCCAGGCGAAAAAGAAACGGGGTATCGTATAAGAGAGCCTTGAGAAAGAGAGGTGAACGGTAGAGAAATTCTAATTTCAGAGGAGCTTGTTAGGTTACTCGCATTGATGTTTCTAAGATCAAGGTAAAAGTACACCAAGTCACCTACTTTGCGGTATCCACCCTCTTGCACCCCATAGGAACTCGCTTGTGTTCCGCTAGTGTCCTCAACCTCTGGGTCATAAATCCCCTCCTCATAGTCATCCAGCTTATTAGCCGCCACAGTGCCGCCAAGGTAGACACCGCCTGAGAGGTGGAGGTCTTTGAAGCGGGATACGTCACGGCCTAATGAAACTTTAGCATCTAACTCTGCGCCAGTGTCGTCTGACGGGACTATTACCCGTGTGTTAGAAGCAGAGGCGCCTTTCATCAACAAGCCAGTAGAATAGGTTAAATTGGAACCACCAGAATAATATAGATTATTACCTACGTTCCCAATACTCCCCACAGGTGCGCCATTTTTGCGGAACTGCACGATGTCACCATCAGTAGTAACCCTGTTAAAGTATCCTACAGCACCAGAACCAGCGCTTAAACCTGTGCGAACAACAGAAATATAACCATCGTGATTTAACTCTATACCATTTGTATTAAGTGATACGCCTGTGTCAGTTCGTGCTATTAGCAAGTTACCGTTCGCATCGAGGCGCATGCGTTCATCCCAAGATGAGCCAGAGTTGCTAGACTGATACCAGCGCAAGTCATTGCCTGTCTCAAAGTCCATCACGGTCATATGGGTTCCCGCTTGGCTCTTAAAGATTAAAGCACCGCTGCGGTTAGGGAATGATGCGCTAGTACCTCTTAGGTTAAGTGAAGGTTGTACTGAACTCCATTCATATGGGCTAGCGTCCCCAATCCCAACATTACCTGCAAGGAAGTAGCTGTCTCCATAGCTAGATAAGACAACATCAGAGTTACCGCTACTGTCTTTTAAGAATAATCCTGCGCCGTTAGTGGCGTTGTATAGACCGCCAATTTCCTGCCCGTCAGTGCGATACATACGATATGCATAACTGCCCGTGCCTATAGTCGCACTTATTGCACCTGCGTTATTTGTGGTGCTGCCAACACTAAGTGCCTCATCCGCAGCCGACCAGAAGAACTTTGCGTTTTCGCTGTCATCGTAGAAGCTGATGTCGCCGTTGTTGTTTATGCGAAGAGCTTTGTTTCCGTTTTCCTCAATGTTAAAACTACGCCCTGCATTTGTGGTATCAAAATCAAGTGTAATGTTACCATTTGTGTTAGAAATTGTTGCAGGGTTTGAACCGTTGTCTAGCGTTAGCAGTGACCCATTCCCATCCACAGTCAGCCCAGTAGCCGTAAGCGCACCCGTCATGGTATCGCCAGACAGGTTCACATACCGTGCGTCTGATTGTGTTTGCGTAAGGTGATCAGCTAGGACGAATGTGCCATAAGCTACAATGTCCACTACGTCATTGATTGAAGCCCCAGATGCCAGAGTAACGCTTGTACCGTTAGTCGCCGTGAAATCAGTTCCTGATAGTAGCTTAACACCGTTTAGGTATACGTCTACATAACCCGCATCATAGGTAGAAGCGAAGACTGTCTGACCCGCAGTAGCTGTATAAGTCTGTCTGTCTGAAGTACCGTTAACTGAAGAACCAGCCGCTTGCCATCCACCAGAACCATAGACGTACATGATGTTGTTTGTGCTGTTAAAATATAACGCACCAATAACCAAAGCATTTCCGTCATTGTCCTGAGTAGGGGCAGAAGACTTTGGCCCAAGGTAGCGGTCATCAAAGCTGTCATATAGTGATGCTACAGTAGCACGATCCGCAGCCGCTGCCGAAGCAGAGGAAGCTGCATTAGTTTCGCTTGTAGCTGCATTTGACGCACTTGTAGCCGCCGCTGATGCACTGGAAGCCGCAGCAGTAGCTGAACCAAGGATGCCATCAACATAAGTTTTATTTGTGGCATCTGTTGTAGCTGTAGGAGTACCCAAGCCAGTAATCTTGTTATTACCCATTGCAAGATTACCAGACATTGTATCGCCAGATTTAGTAACCTGTAAAGCATCTTGTGTATCTACGTAATTTTTTGTAGCTGCATCTTGTGCAGCACTTGGGTCACCTAAACCTGTAATAACATTAGTGCCCATTGCAATAGCACCTGTCATAGTACCACCAGCTTTAGGAAGTTTAGTGCCTATTGCAGTATTTAAAGTGTTAAATGCATCATCATCGTCATTAAGTGCTGCAGCTAATTCATTAAGAGTGTTTAAACTGTCTGGTGCACTATCAATTAGATTTGCTACAGAAGTATCCACATAAGCTTTAGTAGCCGCATCTTGATTATTTGTAGGATCAGTTAGGTTAGTAATTGTAGCTGTAGTGCCAGCGTTCATATTTAACGTACCATCAATGGTTACGTTATTAAACGTAGACGTGCCTGTAGAAGTTACATTACCTGTTAAGTTACCTGCAACATTACCAGTTAGATCGCCAGTTACATCTCCCGTAATATTACCAGTAACATTACCCGTTAAATCACCTGTAACTCCACCAGAAGCAGATAACGTAGTGAAGGCACCTGTAGTAGGTGAAGATGCCCCAACCGTAGTACCATTAATAGAACCACCACTAATATTTGCCGTAGCTAATGTGGCATTACCGCTAGTTGAAACAGTAGTAAAACTACCTGCAACAGGATTAGATGCACCTATAGTTGTGTTATCAATATTACCTGCGTTAATATCAACAGTTGCTAACGTAGCTGTACCTGAAGCACTTAAAGTTGTAAATGCTGCAGTAGAAGGTGTAGATGAACCAATAGCAGCATTATCTAAAGTACCACCGTTAATATCTGCAGTAGCTGCTGTAAGACTTGTATTAGCAGCTAAAGTTGTAAATGTACCTGCAACAGGTGTTGTTGTACCAATAGTAGTATTATCAATAGCACCAGAGTTAAGATCTATAGATGTTACAGTAGTTGTGCCCACAAGAGTAGATGTACCTGTAACACTTAAATTATTGTTTAATGTAGCACTTGTAAATGTTGCTGCTGCAGGAGTACTAGAACCTATGATAGTACCATCAATATTACCTGCATTAATATCTACAGTACCAATGTCAGCAGTACCTTGAATATATAGATTTTTAAACTTAGCTCCATTAGAACCCAAGTCAATATCGTTGTTAGTTACAGGAAGAATAACACCATCTTGAATGCGTACTTGCTCTACTGCAGCACTAGATACTTCTACAAAGAAACCTATGCGATTATTTGTTGTGTCAATAACAACTTTATTTAAGGCATCTAAGTCGGCTATAAGAGGTATATATTCTCCTTCGCCTGTGGTGCCATCGTGTTTATGCCCACCAGTAGCAGAAAATGCATCCCTTAAAGCGTTATACTCTGCGTTAATAGGCGCAGCACGTACTGTAGCTGTAGGAATAATGTCTGCTGTAGATTGTCTAATGTAACCTGCCACGGCCTATCTCCTGTCGGCTAAACCATACGTAATAGCTATTGCTTGTATTGTATGGCTTGCATTTGTATTTTCTGTAACGTAACTCACTGATACTGATTTACCTGATCCTGATATATTAGTGAGTGCTTTTGGTGAGGGGTTTCCATCGTAAATGTCACCTGATCCATATATGGCTGTACCATATTCCGCTGCAGTACCTTCTGTAGAGAAAGTATATGTTGCTGGATTAAGTGTGTGAATATCATCGTAATCATAGTATATGCCTGTAAATACTTCTGTGTTACCTTCTGATTTCATATATGTATCTACTTTATAAACGACCTTACGAACTTCAGGATCATCCATATAAAAGTAAGGCGTTTGATACAAACTAAAAATACTAGATCCGTCAAAAGAAGTACCTTTTTCTTGCCTATGTACTCTACCTAAACTGTCTCCATGAATTACAAATTCAAATTGTCCTAAGTATCCACTTGCAACACAGTTAGCTTCAATACCAATAAGCTGACTAAATTCAAAGATACTTTGTTTATTTTGGCTTTTACGTATTGCACCAATCAAGGATAGTGAACTATCATTCTTAAAGAAAAATCTAAACTGTGATTTCTTTCTAAGAACAACGATACTAATATCAGTTACTTGTTCAGATAAATAATAGTTATCAAAAATATCTTGTATTTCTTTAGATACAGGTGCTAGTTCAATGTCGCCAATACGGTCTGTAGCGGAAATAGGTCTAATGCCATCTGGCCCTAAAAAAAGTAAGTCACCGCCAAATTCTACCACAGAGTCAGGAGCAACACAACCCAAATTAGATGTAACATTTTCTAATGTAAAATCTGCAATGTTTGTACCTGTCAACTTCTTAATGTTATTAGCACCAAATATAAATAAAGTATTACGAAACTTTTTAATGGCTGTGATAGTAAAACCTACATTAATTACGCCAGATCCATTTGCGGGACTATAATCTGTAGCATTAAGAGGTGAACTAAAAAATAAATTAAAAGGTTCACTAGAGTCACCTGCTAAGAATATGTGTGATGCAAACTCTTCTGAGTACTTAGGATTGTCTGGTGCATTAGTGTGCGTAATCTGCGTATAGCTAGTGCCATCATATAGTGCAGCAGGATTAATCCCATCTGTTAGTAGTAGTATTTCTCCTGTCCAGTTATAGTCTGTAAATCTAATACGACTAGCATTAGTAATATCGGGATTTCCTGAAGAAGTTATAGTGTCCCAAGAAGATGTACTATTGTTCCATTTATGTAAATAGTTATAACCTGAAATAGGTTTTCTACAAGCGAATATACCGTCATGCATATTACCGTTTACATGCACACTTACAACAGGGCCATTTCCCGGTACTGTACCATAATCATTTTGGTATCCGCTAATTCTACGATAACCACCTGACAAAGAAGGTTCGTAGTTGATCATACGTAAAGCACTACCGCCTAGTGCAGAAGCGTGTGTTAAAGGATCTACGTTTGTTATCAGACCGCCTGAACAAACAGTGAGATGTGTTCGTAATCTATCCATGTTTATCTTTCGATAACTGTAGAACGTAATCCTAATTCATCATCGAACAAAACACGTCTCATACTTTTAATACCTTGTTGGAATTTAGCTTGGTGCATATTAGCACTTTGTTCGTTACTTCTAAAATGCATCATGTATACCATAGCACCGTCAATAATTACATGATTAAATCTTTCAGGTATAATACAAACATCATTATAATTTATCAATGATGTAGGTATAGACCAATAAATATACTCTATTTCATAATCAGCATTAGGTAACGGTGTTACCCCAAAAGAATCACCAAAGGTTTGATATACTTTTATTGGTGCGCCAGTTCCTGCTACAGGATCTGCTTGATCATCCATAGATCTATAAGAGTTTATATACTCTTCATAGCTAATAGGTCTAAGCACTGTAGGATCATTATTTTGTGTACTATGTTTTTTAAGGTAAAAAGTTTCCCAGTCTACACTAGAATAAGTGGCGGGAAAAGAATACTCACGAGTACCTATGGTAAGAGTTTGAGTATACGAATTTTTTAAGAAAGGCCATTCTTGCCCCGATTGATAAATTTCACGAAGGCTACTGTTAATAGCATCTTTAGCTGTAGCTTGCACATTACGTAATGCTGCAAAGTCAGAACCTG